ACAAACTTAAAGAAATAGGCGATGGTTCTGGTAACTCTGCTGTTACAGCTTGCTTAAATGTTCTTGCGACTTCATTTGCTGAGCCACAACTACAAATTGTTAAAAGAGACCAAATATTTGGTGATAGAGAAGTTAATTATACTCATCCATTAGCAGAACTATTAAGAAGACCTAATCCTTTTATGTCTCACAATTTACTTTCTCATTATATAGTTTTGGCATTAAATACCGCAGGAGATGCATTCCTATTTAAAAACAAAAATGCAAGAGGTCAAGTTGTTGAACTTGTACCTTTGATGCCTCATTTAGTTCAAGTAAGAGGTACCGAACAAAAACTTATTACGCATTATGAATACTACACACATGGAAAAGGTGAGTATATAAAAATTGATGTTGAAGATATGGTGCACATCCGACAAGGAATAGACCCTAATGACCACAGAAGAGGACATGCTCCTCTTAAATCAGTACTAAGAGAAATCTTAGGAGACGAATCAGCTGGACAATTCACAACTGCTCTATTGAATAACATGGCTGTTCCAGGTGTTGTGTTAACACCAAGAACTGATGGCTATGGTGGTCCTACAAAAGAAGAAGCAGAATCAATATCTGCAATGTATAAAGAAAAATTTGGTGGTGCTAATAGAGGAGCACCTATGGTTTTATCTGGTGCAATGAACGTTGAAGTTGTATCTTTTACACCAGACCAAATGAGATTAGCTGAATTAAGAAGAATTCCTGAAGAGAGAGTATCTGCAGTTTTAGGTGTACCAGCTATTCTCGCTGGACTCGGAGCTGGATTGGATGCAGCCACTTTTAACAATACAAAAGAACTAAGAGAATTTTTTACAGAACAAAAACTTGTTCCAATGTGGAGAACAGTAGCTAATGAACTAACACATCAATTGTTAATACCTGACTTTAAAGACAAAAACTTAATGTGCGATTATGACATTCAATCAGTAAGAGCTTTGCAGACAGATGTAGATAATCTTTACAAAAGAGTAAACATGGGTGTATCTGGTGGTTGGATAACAATTGGTGAAGCTAGACAAGTTGTTGGCTTAAATGTTGATGATAAACATGACGTTTACTTAAGACCTTTAAATATGATTCAAATAGATGGAGATGGTAACGCAATATTGAATCAAATGCCAGAAGCTAATAGAGAGCAATCGAGACAAGAACAGTTACAAGCTGCTGATACAAATTTACAAACAGAACAAAAAGATATAGTAGGAACTGAACAAGGACTTCCAGAATCAACAAGACAACCAAGAATTGTAATGGATGATGAACCAAGAAGTGAAGAAAAGTATATTGCTAAAATGCCTAATGGTGCTTTCTGTGTTATAAGTCATGACACAAATAAAGTTATTAAATGTTTTGATACTAGAAAAGAAGCTGAAAACTTTTTAAAACGCAAACCTAAAAAAAATTATGATAATATTGAAGAACTAGGTGTAAGTTTAGAAGAAGCAGAAGTACTTATGGAATCACAATTTGAAATAGAACCAGAAAATAGTAAAGCTGCAAACCCTAAAGATGTTTTTGACAATCCGGGTGAAGCAATGAATAGGTCTAAAGAATTATCATGTGCTATTGGTGTTCATACTCATGAGGTAAATGGTAAAAAAGTTTTTATGCCTTGTAAATCACATGAAGAATATGAAGAAGCTATTAAGCCTAAAAAATCTGAAAAACCAAAAAAAGATAGAACAAACTTTCCAAGTCCAGGTGATGATAAGCAAGTAAGAATTTCTAATTCTAAATATAAACAATTTCCTTATGGTTACGCAAAAGACTTAAAAGAAAATTGGCCAGAAATTTGGAGACGTGGTGGTAATGGAGGTAACCCTCCAACTTCATTTACTGGTAATGATGCATTTTCAAGATGGACTAAATATCAATCAGGCGACAGAAGTGAATCAGTTTTGAATTGGGTTAGAAGAAGAGAAAGGTTTATGGGTAGACATCAAGGTAATACAAGACTTGCTGGAACTGTAGCAAATATTAAATGGGGTGGCGTTTCAAATATCGGTGTATCTGGAATGAAAAAAGTTATTAACGACCAAAAGAAAGTTGTTAGAGCAAGAAGAAAAGCTGCTGAAGAAATGGCAGATGAAATATTTGCTGAACAACTTGCTGAAACAAAAGCAGTATCTGCAAGAATTAGAAAATCTTTACAAAATAAAGTAAAAGAACATAATGCAAAAAATCCTAAGTACAGAGCTAATTTAAGAACTTTAACATCTGTATTTAACAGAGGTGTTGGTGCTTATAGAACTTCACCAGGTTCAGTTCGAGGTAACGTTACATCAGCTGACCAGTGGGGATTAGGCAGGGTTAACGGGTTTATACATGCTTTAAGAACTGGTAGATTTAAGAGAAAACCTTATGACCAAGATTTATTACCTAGCAATCATCCTTTAAGTTCTAAAAAATCAGGAGATATAGAAGGGAAAGCTTCTAGTGTCCGTGTAGGACAGTCAGTAAGTTGGTCTATAAATAAAGACCCTCAACCACCATCAACTGTACATGGAATTGTAGTTTCTGTAAATGGTGAAAAGAAAGAAGCAACAATGCAAGTGTGGGCAATAATGGAAGACGGAAGTCACAAAAAAACAGATAGAAAAGTGACAATGCCTATCTCAAAATTAAAAGTCATAAAACCAATTAAATAACACATTTTTATAAACGATATGTAATAATTCTTAATATAGCGTACCTTATTACTGTTAACAGGAGATAAAGGTAAATGTCTGAAAAAGAAGTTAAGAATATTGACCTCGAACTCAAATCTGAGACTGAGGGAAAAGTTTCTGCTGTTTTTTCTGTATTTAATTCACTTGACTCTGATGGAGATATAGTTCTTCCAGGGTCTATTAAATCAGGTTTCAAATCTGGTTCTGTACCAATGGTATGGGCTCATAAATGGGACATGCCAATCGGTAAAGGTTCAATCAAAAGTGATGGAGATAAAGCCACGTTTGAAGGTGAATTCTTTATGGATACAGATTCCGGCAAAGAAGCTTATAAGATAGTTAAAAATATGGCTGACATGCAACAATGGTCATTCGGCTATAGAGTAAATGATGCTGAACGAGGCAAAATTGGCGAAGGCGAAGAAGAAAAAGATGCTAGGTTTTTAAAAGACTTAACTGTTTTTGAAGTCTCACCAGTCCTTGTTGGAGCAAATCAAGATACTTATACAATGGCAATTAAGTCCAATGAAGAATTATTAAAAGAAATTGTTGGCGAAGAGAAAGGTGTTATGACAACTGAGTCAATGAATCAACCTGACCCTGAAGAAGAGCCACAAGAAGAAGAGAAATCTATAACTGTTGAAGAGTTATTAAAAAGCCCTGCAATGTATTTGAAAGAGCTTTACAAACTTAAAGAAGCAATTATAGAAACTCAAGAAGAGATTTCAGAAAATGCCCCTAAAGCATTTTCGGAACAAGTCAAAGATGTGCTTGCCGCATTAAACGACTTGATGGTACGAGCTACCGCCATAGCGATGTTGCGTGCCAAAGATGGAAGGAAGTTAGGCGAAAAAGCCACTGAAGCACTACGTGCAGTTCAAGAAGACTTACAAGATGCTTGGGTCGAATTAGACCAATTCATCGATAATGTAGGTGAAAACACTGTAGTGACTGAGGAAAGCGTTGACGTAGAAGAAGAACTACCAGCTGAAGACATAGAAGACATATCAGTAGAAGAACCTGCTGAAGAAGTAGAAGAATCTGAAGATGAATCTACTGAAGAAGTCGAGGTTGAGTCCCACCCAGAGACTGAACCAGTCGAAGCTGAAGATAACACTGAATCCGTTGACGAAGAGGCTGAAGCCTTATGGTTAGAGGCCCAGCAAAATATTGCTGAGTCATTGGATGCTGAATTAGAAGTAGAAGATAATATATAGGAGATATATAAACCATGAGTGAAGTAGCAAAGCTCAAAGAGCAAATTGCAAAATCTCGTGAAGACTTAAAAGCTGCTTTTGAGTCACAAGAAGACGGCAAGTACACTGCTGAAGCCAAAGAGAAAATCAAAGGCTACAACACAGAACTTGCTGGACTTGTTGATGATTTAAAAATCGAAGAAGCTAAAGTCAAAAACGAGAAAGCTTTAGAGGTTGAAAATGAGCCTGTAAATTCTATACCTAATCCAATGCCAGAGCAAAAAGGTCCACAAACAATTGGGGAACAGTTTGCTAATACAGATGCTTATAAAGGATATGTAGAAAAAGGCGTTAAAGGTGTAGATTCACAAGCTGAATTTAAAACAACTTTAAACACAACCGGTTATCCACCAGAGAGCTTAAGAGCTCCTGGAATCCTAGAGACCGCTCTTCGTAATCCAGACAGCGTTATTGGATTGTTTGACCAAATTCAAACTAACCAAAATGCTTATGTTTACTTAGAAGAGACAACATTCACAAACAATGCTGGTTCAATTGCTGAAGCAGGCGACATTAGTTCTGCTAATGAAGGTGCCTTAGCATTTACAGAAAGAACAGAATCCATCAGAAAGATGGCTACTTTCTTACCTGTAACTGACGAATTGTTAGCTGATGTTGCTGGAATTCAAGGATATGTCAACTCACGTTTATCAACAATGATGAAGTTGAACTTGGACAACCAATTAATTAATGGTAACGGAAGTGCTCCTAACTTAACTGGTGTATTAAACAAATCAGGTATTAATACCTTTGCATTTGGTTCTTACTCAGGTAAGTTAAGGAAAATCGGTCAAATATACCAAGCCATCACTGAAATCAGAAAAGATGCATTTGTAGAACCAGATTCTATAGTTATGCACCCATCTGATTGGTACGACATTGTTACAGAAGAAAGTTCTGTAGAAACAAGCGGTTCAAGAAACCCATTGTTTGTCGTTGCAGGTGGATTTGGTGCTGACGTTGCTCCAAAGATTTGGGGTCTTAACGTTGTACCTTCAACAGTTATTGCTGAAGGAACAATGCTAGTCGGTAAATTTGGCGGTGGCGA